CTGTCTAATATGAGTAAATTACAAGTTGAAGGTTTTGCAAGTTTAGTAAGAGATACAAACTCTAACGCAATTGTAAATGTAAATAAGTCTGAATATCAACTTTATATGAGTAGATATAAAGCAAGAGAAAAACAAAGTGATGTTTTAAGAGATACAGTAAAAGAAATAAATACTTTAAAGAGTGAACTATTTGAAATTAAAAAACTATTAAAAGAGGTTATTAAAAAATAATGGCTGTAAAATTCATATCAGAAACAGATACACTTGAAACGTTTAGAACACAGTTCAATTCTCTAGCGGCAAGTGATTTTGGTGATATTGCAACACTTGACTCAAATATTTCTGCAACATCAGTTATAGGCGCTGTAAATGAATTGTATTCATCAATTGCAGGAAGTTTATCATTTGATATTACTGATGGCTCTAATACACAATCAATTTCAAACACTCAAGCAATTACATTTTCAGGCACAGCAAATCAAATTAGTGCTGTAGTTTCTGCTACAGATACAGTTACATTTTCTTTACCAAGTGATGTAACAATTACAGGTGAATTTACTGCACAAGGAACTGGCATTCATTCATTAGGAACTATTCAAGTTGCTGGTAATACAATTAGTTCATCAAATGCTGATACAATTACAATTGATGATAATGTCACTTTATCCACAGGAAAAGTTTTGACTGTAGATACTATTTCAAGTCTAACTAATTATATTGATTTTGGATCAAAAAATTTATCAACTGACGGGTTTTTCTACACTACACAAAGTAACGGTGGGTTTGTGTTTGAAGGGACAACTGTTGATAACTTTGAAACAATTTTAGCAGCTGTTGATCCAACAGCGGACAGAATTATAACACTTCCAAATGAAACTGGTACAGTTGTAACCACAGGCAGTTCTGGTGTTATTACAGGTACAATGATCGGTACAGATACAGTTGGAGAAGCAAACATGGCCAATGATGCAATTGGACAAGATCAACTTAAAAACGTTATTACACTACAGATTTTAAACTCATCAGGTGTAGTTGTAAAAACATTATATGGAGCAGGCGCATAAATATTATAAATAGATTTATTAATATTAAATAATGGAGATATTATGGCAACTAGAATACCTTTATATGAAGTTAGTGGAAATTTAAGAGAAATGTCAACTGCAATGGTTGACTCGATAGTAGATCAAATAATTTATCAATACTCATTAAATCCTAGTGTTGCATTATCAGTAGTTAGTTCAGGTGGAAATTTAGGAACAATTACAGATACTAGAAAAAAAGCTGGTGCTTATTCATGGACCCAAACAGCATTTCCAAGTGAAGCAACAACAGCAGAACCAGGCACAGTAACAGTAAATTACTCAAAAATAAATTCATCAACAGCAACTGTATCAACAACAGCAGATACAGGAAAAACTTGGCCTGTATATTATAACGGAAGTGGTCAAATACAAGCAATGAGTTTACAAGACGTAAAAGATACATTTTTACATCCAGCAATAAATTTATTAACCGCTGCAACAACGACTACGCAACAAGCAGGAACGTATTTTATATCATCAGCAACAAGTGTGTCTGGTGCAACAAGAATTTCATCAACTGCTGTATTTAGTGATACAAGAGCCAATACAAGTTTATATACAGCTGGTGGTATTCCAGAAACACTGGATCAACCAACAACAATTACAAATTATTATTTGTATAGAGTAAATGGATCAGCACCATCTTTTACATTACCATATGCTATCAACGAAGATGAGAATATTCATCAATATACATCTACCACATTTAATTCATTGGTGCAAGAATGGATTAGATATACTGCTGCTTCTTCTACAGATGGATATAAAATAACTTATAATTTAGGATCATCTGGTTCCGGAAATATAAGAGGTTCTGGTATGGCAAATACTATTTTAAATGGTTCTGGTAATTATCAAACACGATATGTAAACACAGACGATTATAGAGCACAAGAGTTTCCAAATGGAACAGCAGTAACAGCAAATACCTATTACTTGCGTATAAATAAATCGTAATATAATTTATTAATGAAAGGACATTATGTTAACTGAAGAATTTTTAAAAGATAATTTTTTAACTGCATATTTTATAGATAATGAAAGACAAAATATAGAAGTGCAAACAACAACTGAAGATAAGAAATCAGTATTTACAACCATCATACCATACGAAGAAAATAATCCTCAATATCAAGCACTTATAAAGTACATGAATATTGATGAAATACATGAATCAACATATCAAAAAAATAAAACAGAACAAGAACAGTTTGAAAAATCTGTAATGAGAATAGCTGAAAAAGAAGGATTAGTACTTAGTGAAAATCGTTTGGATACTAAGTTTTATCCAAGAATTATACAAGCTTTACTTGAAGAGGTTGACAATATTGATCAAATATTTGCTTTAAAATTAGCACTTTTTGAGCATAAAGCTATTAGTGATTCAAAAAATGATGACGCAAAGAAAAAATTAAGACAGGCTAAAGACAAATTAGAAGCTCTTAAAGTTGCAATTGATATTGTAAGCAAATAATGATTGGTTGTGAAAACTCTTATAATATTAATAGACTTTTATGGACATCCCTCTTTAACTTCCGACAAATATAGTGATAATGTAAGATATTCAGCTTTAGCAGAAATATTATCTTCAACACATATTGATAGAGAAAAATGTGTATTATTTTCAACATCAATTAATAAATTTGATGAAAGACTAAAAGAGCTTAGAAATATAGCTCTTCATAATGCATTTAAATGGATTATACCAACTGAAAATGAATCTAACGATAACATATACTCTATAGATTACTTAAAGTTAAAACTACAACAATATTTAAATTTTAATTTAGATAAAGAAGATACACAAGTAATAGTAACTGGAACAAACACTTCAGGATGTGTATTTAAGACTAAAAAAATTGGTGCTTATCACTTTGTAAAAGCTGGTTACAAAACAAAAATTTATTTACCTATGTGTGCTGAATATGAACACAAAGGTATTAATGATTTTGAAAGAAATTCAAATGCCTTTGCACAATTATATAAAAATATAAAAAAATTTGACTGTTTTGATATAGACATTTGTAAAGACTTTTCAGATTTGAGATTACCTTATCTTTAAAAAATAATTAGAATACCAACCCGTCCAACCTTTCTCTTGTAAGTGGTGCATTTGACCGAGTGTACACATACTATATGATAATGGCTTATAGTAGATATAATTTTTTATTGAAGGACATATCTTATCAAATGTTTCATAATCTATGTTTTTATAATACCACTCATCACTTCCTCTAATATAAGAAGCCACATACTCTTTATCATTCTCTTTAAATTTGTCCCATATATATGATACATCACCAGTCCATGATACAATAGATGAATTAAGTGGTGTGTGGGCTCGATCTCTCCACCATGTATCATCTAATAGTGTAAAGTTCTTTCGTACAAGATTAGGAAGTTTGTTGTAAATAATAACATCTAAATCGAAATATAAATTTTCACCATCTCGGAACTTATCATACATTTGAAATTTATTAAACCAATTGCCATATAGGTCTTCTTCTATAACTTCAAAGCTATCATACTTTAGACCAGAGTACTTATCAATCATATGTTTTAGATTATCAACGTGCCATTGAGTAAACTTACTACCAAATCTGCAACAAATTATTCTCATATCATCAACTTTGCATCAACTATATTAATAGACCTCTCGTAAAAAGGAATTATTCAATTTCTATAAGTTTAATATCTCGGAAACGTTCGGTGTTAGTAGATAGTGATGGTTTTTCAGGTAAGTGATGAATATTGCCGTAAGGATCAACTGCTTTATCTGAAGTTCTTATATCTACGATTTTACATTGTCTATATTTCCAACCTCTAATATCTCGTTCATCACCTTTATCATGTAAAGAAAGATTGTGGCCATTAGCAGCACCAATTACTAATTCATAATCATCAAATTCATTTCTCGGTCTACCTTCTTGTGGATAACCTATTCCTAAACCATATAACATTTTTTTCTTTTTATGAACGTAAATATCATCAAAAAGACCTAATCTACGTTCCCAATTAAAATCACAATCTGGACCTTGACTGTTGTTTTTATTACATCCTGTAGCATATCCTAATTCAGCTGCAGCTCTCATAACTAATCCTAGTGCTGTACCTACAGCTACCAAGCCATTTTCCCATCTAGGAGCATGATCAGTTTTAGCGGTTGTTCCATCAACCATTGAATTTCTTGCTGTAGGCGGATGTTTCATAACAAATAACATAAAAAAGTTGGCATTTACTTGAGGATTTCTCCAAGTTGCTGGTGGTCTATTAGATATGTCACTTGAATGAGTTGAACCCCACGTCCACTTGTATAATTCTTCGATTGTTTTTCTTTTATATGTGTAGTAGACATCATAATATGCTTCATGTTGTTTTGAAGGAGCATTTTGTGCTACCCACAAAAGATAGTCAATGTGTTCTTTAGGAATTTCTTTTGAATGATCCCAATTTCTTTGACATTTTTGTATTTTTTCTATATACTCTTTTTGTTTTTTTATATCAACCATAAATATCTTTTTATTATTTATAATATTTTTTAAGTTCTGGAAATACGTCAAATAAGTTCATTTCCCATTTAGTTCCTTTATAAGCTTTATCTTGTTTTAACATGTAATTCAATGTATCTTGGAAATCATTGTCTTTTTCTTCAGGCAATTTGAGTGCAGCTTGTATGTCTGGCCAACCTTCATATTTTGATATTAACTGTTCTTTTAATTCTTTAGGTAAATTGTTTACTCTTAATGATTTAGGTCGCTCTATCATCAACCAACCAGCACTTCTAATACCAGGATTTTCTTTACAATATTTAATAACCTCATCAAAACGTAAAACACTAAAACACGTAACTACTGAATTTACATCAACAAAGGCTTTACCTTGATATTTTTTTGAATTTAGTAGGTCTATATTATCTTCAATTTCTCTCCAATTTGATCTTCTTCTTAAATATTCAGCATATTGACCAACACCGTCAATAGATGCAGTAAATGACGTTTGTTTAAATTTTGGAACAAAGTCTATAAATTTATGATTACCTTCACCTAATTTAGTAAGATTAGTTTGAAATTTAACTACAATATTTGGGGCATGACCTGTTTTAACTATTTCAGTTAAAAAATCAAAATATCTTTTCATTATTAATGGTTCACCGCCTATAATTTTTATACTATTTAAATAAGGTGCAAGTTCTTTTATCTGTTCAATAACTTCTTTTTTATCTATTTTATTTAAATTATCTTCAACAAGTTTAATTTTTCTAACTGTATTTTTCATTGACCCAAACATTTTTTCACTATATACTTTGTGTTTATTCATCATATCAATACGCATGGATGAGCTGTCATGGTTACACATATGACAATCTAAATTACATTCTATTCCAAATGATTTCAGTTGTATCTGCATTATTCTTTCATCAAAAGTCCAAAAACCTGTTTTTTCAAACATTCTGACATTTCTTTCAATTGCATCCCAACGACCTTTACTGTTTGACTCTCTCCACATGTGATGTGTTCTTCTGGATTTACCGTAACGTTTTTCATCACTAATACATCTTATGCAATGTTCGTTTATAGCTTTAGTACCTTTTGAAGGATCTAACATTTCTTTTCTAAGATTATTAAGATAATCACTATCTTCCATCCATGATTTTATTGAAGTGTTGTTTATATTGTGTTTATCACTTTTACCTGCAAGACAACAAGCTTTGTACGAACCATCTAATTCTATAAACATTTCAGCAAATGGATGAACACAAAACCAACTTCTCTTATCTTTTGCCCTATTCATAATAGAATTAGGATCTTTTTTACGTTCTTCACCCTCTTTTGATAAAGTTGAAAACCAATCTGACGTATCAACATCTCCTGGCCTACTATTAGATACAGCAGCCATCTTTTTTTCTTTAAAAATTTTATCTTTTGTCATTATAACCAGTACTTTTTTATAAACATGTCATTGTGAGTATGTATGTTTTTGTTTACACCCAAAAAATGAACAATTTTTATTTTATCATTTACATCATCTAATATCATATAGTCAGTATTAAATTTTTTAGAATACATTTTATTTAGCACCATTCGTTCTCTATTAGTATCAGCATATTTAGCTATCCATTCAGCTGGTATTTTTTTTATTTTACTATTATACTGTTCTAATTTCCAATTAACAAAATTTTGTTCTCCATAATATTTGTAATGAACATCACCTTTGTTGTAGTAATGAAGCTGCCAATACTCTGGATTTAATGAAAAATCATCCCATATAAACTTCAAACTACCCGATTTAAACTTGTAAAATCCTCCGTTTATAGGTAAAACTACTTTTTCTGCAAATTGATTGGTTTTACTATTCCACCAGCTTTCATACGTTAATAATTCGTTATCATTGACAGGATAAGATAGTATTTGATCTATATTATTAACAATTACTTGATCTATATCCATAATAATAATATCATCATTTGGTTGTTGATAACCAAATTGTGGACTAAAAAACTTTAACTTATGCCAATGTTTTTTTATATTACTATGATGATTGTATGGTAATACAAGATCAGCTTCAACGTCCGTATCACTTAGACATATAAATTGAAATGGTACTGAGCTATTTCTTTTTAGTGATTTATACAACCTAGAAACATAATCAGGAGTATATGAACCTTTAAAATATACTGTGCATATTTTAAGCATTATAAGCTCTCCACACTATATCAAATCTTTTATTAATAGCGTGACATAAGACTACTTCATTTGGTATATATCCTTGATTGTAAAAGAAATAATGCCATCTATCTTCTAACCATTGAACATTAACATTATTTTCTGCTAGTTTAACAGCAAAAAGCGTTTCGTTATCCCAACCAAAAAAGTTTGTTATTTTTTCAGGAAAAAAATCGTGTCCTTTTGTAAGTTTACCCATTTCATTTAAATCAGATTTAAAGTTATCAAAATATTTTAACTGTTTTAGATGATCTTTATTAATTCCTACAATACCTGTATTAACAACATTATGTTTGATGTCTAACCCTCTATCCATTAACATGGCTTGGGCATTATAATATTTTGATGTTGGACTTCTTATAGTTTGTGTATGATCAGTAACTTGACTCATCTGTAAAACTTTGTGAGTGTTATGGTGTATAGCAATCCCTTTTGACAAATCCCATCTTTCAAAAAAGTTATCAGATTTCATAGGTATAACGTCAAAATCTAAATAAAGTATTTCATCATAATTTTTTGCTAATTCATATAGAAGATGTAATTTATAAAAATTTACTATATTGTATGTTGTTAAAAATGGATATTGTGATTTTAATTTGTCTTTGTAAAATATAAAAGCACTATCATACTCAAACATTTTAAAAGGTACATCTATTTGATTAGCATACCATTTTTTGCAGGCTACTAACTTAGAATAGTTTTGTTTAAATGCATCTTTAGTTACATAATTTATGGGTGTATGATTTTCTTTAAGTATATTTTTATCAAATATATCTAATTCATCTTTTGGAATGTCAATGTAAAAACTATATATTACTCTTTTCATAATTTACCTACTAATATAAATCTTGTTCCTCTATCATCTTTAATATTATCTTCAATTAATACCTTAGCGTTTTTAGGCAATTGATTTTTAAATTCCTCAATATTATTAACACAGTTAATATGACCTTCTATATTAAACATATTATTAGATGTAAAAGCGAAATAAGCTTTAGACTTATCTAGTGCCTTTAAATCTTTCATTGGCTTCATATGTTCACAAGAAGTATTAATAATAAGGTTTGCATATCTTATTCTACCATATCTATTTTCATCAAACACATCACTTGTAATAAAATCTAAATTTTTATAATGTTTAAATAATCTTTGTTTTGCTATACTAATAACATTTTTATCTAAATCAATTAATGAAATCCTTTTTGCTTCTTTAAAAGACGGAATAAAGATACTTCCATACCAACTACCTAATATGGTTATTTCTGAATCACTATTTACAATATTTAAATCTCTAATATGAGATATAATTTTTTCTTTTGACAAAAATTGATTAGGACTATATGAGTCTAATAGATCGCTATTGTGTCTTGCCTCAGCTATTATATTTTTAAATAATTGTAAATCAATTTCCATTATAATTTATATTCTTCAACTGTTTCGGTTGCACCAAAATCGTAATAACCATATGCCCAATACTTTTCTCTACAAGGCCAACATCTTTTACAAGGTTCTATTCCGTGTAATTTATATGGCAAATTGAAAAAATCTGGTTTAGCATATTCTTTGTACATTTCTATTTCGGTCTCACAAGTTTCAGTTACAGGAAAAAGTGTTTTGTCTAAACCTAATTGTTTTACCCATTCTGCGACTTGACGTTTGTTTTTGTTACGAAACGGTCTAAACTCATACTTGTAAACACCGTTTAAATTTTTTTTAGAAATCAATTTATCTCTTTTATGATTTCTATCTTCTGGAAACTTACGCAACTCACCTGTAATTATTTTAGGTTGTTCATCTATTGGTGGATTTAAAGTTTCACCAGAACAATACATATGTAAATCTGAATACTTATCATATAATTTTGTAAACCATTTTCTTTGAAAAATATCTTTAGGATTATATTTTTTACCAGTTTTTTCAAATTCTTCTATCATCTCAGGTGTTTTTACAAATCCACTTGTATCAAAAAATGCAATTTCATTATTCAAAAGAGTACTATTTGGATTTAATATTCTCAAAGCATTTACTACTTTTTTTACTGAATCTATAGCTGCAGGTCTTAATTTATTATACATTGTTATAGGTAATATTTTTTTATTAGGATACCTAGACATGAATAAGTAGGTCATAAACGCAGAGTCTATGCCACCACTTAATCTAATTCCTATTATATCTTGTTTAGATATTATTTCATCAATGTCTGGTGTAAACACTTCATCTAGTATTTTATTTAATTTTTTTATATCCATTTTATTATTTCCTCCATTTCAGGTTTCACATCCTCATGTTCTTGTTTTAAATATTGCAAATCTTCACGTCTATATCTTTCAGCATATCCACAACTTATCATTACAATAGGTCTGGTTTTTACCATATGTAAACCAACATTATGCCATTGTTCAGGTCTTCTTTTAAAACACGAGTTGTAAGATATATCAAGTCCTTCTTCTAATAAGTAGTTTGTTAAATTAGCAACAAATATTCCAACTTCAACCGCAACACTATCAACTATTTTTTCAATATGACTTTCAAAACCTTGATCATAAAAGTGGCCTGTTTCAATTTGTCTTTGATAAAATTTATTTGGAGTAGAAATTCTACTATGTATTGTAATTAAGTAAGGATTTTCTTTTATATGTCTGTAGTATGGATTTTCATACTCACCTAATTTGGCACCTTGAGTTTTTGTTGCTTGATTGTCTGCAACAGCTTTGTTTTCAACATCAGCGTGACATTTAACAACTAAGCTATGTATTGCGTCTTTATATATTTCTTTATCAGGTCCCCACACAAGAGCTTGATAAGCCATTGCATTATTTTTAGATGGAGAAGTTTTCCATGCCTTATATAATGCTCTTTCTATTATTTCTTTAGGTGGTATATCTTTTTTATAAGTTTTTACGTGTTTTCTTTTTTGTTCTAATAAATCAAATAAGTTGAGTGCTACAGAATATATTTTAGTCATTTAATACCTTTGCATATTTTCTCATAGGAAAATGTCCTTTTGGTTGCACCCATTCAGTACAAGTTTTACAATAGTTTTCATATTTAAATAACCTAAAGTTCATCATCTTATCAATATTCTCTTTTGTCAATTCAAAAGTTTTAGATAACTCTTTATTATTAGCAAACTTTTTACTACAATGTACAATATGTTTCTTTTCAAAATCAATAACAGGTACCATAGGAAAGGCTGCACACATTTTACGATCAATCTCATCTGCTTGTATAACATCTGTAAAATCTTTTGATCTGCCATTAAATGCTTTCCACATTGTATTTTTATGGTTTAATTTTTTCAATACTTCAGGATGATTATCTTTGTATTTGTAATAGTTAGGTGTTCTTACAACAACGTTATAGTTGTTAAAATCATTTTCAGGTATATAATCAAAGTTACCTAGTTTTGTTACTTCATTTTCATACCAATCTAATATATTATGTTCAACATAAAGTATATCTTTATCTTCAAGTATATGTGGATATCTTTTACGAACAAATGAGTTTGATAATACTGAACATATAAAGTTAGGATATTTTTTTATTTCGTTTATTACATCATCTAAGTTTTTAATAAGGCCAGGCTCACCACCCAATAGACATATTCTGATTTTATAATTTTTAAGATAATCTAAAGTTTGTTTTAAAAAATTTATATCAACTGTTAGATTTCTCATCTCTAAAGTATAACTTGTACAATAGTGGCAATTCTTATTGCAAGACATTGACAAAAAGAAGTCTATAGCTAAATAATTATCTTGTATTTCGTCTAAGGTTTTCATAAAATTTATTAAATGCAACTTTTAATTTTGTTTTATTTTTAAAAGGTACATCTTCAATATATTTTGGTGTTTGATAACATTTTTCAATAATATAATCGTAAATATCTTCAGTTGTTTCATTGAGTAGTTTTTTATCAAATAAGTCATTACCTAATATCTTTTTTATACCGTTAACAAACGTATTTTGTTTATGTTCTAGTGTTATTATAATTGTGTTTATAATTTTATCAACTTCTTCTTTTGTCATATATGGATGAATAGGTAAAGTTAATATAGTGTCACATACTATTTTACTTGCAAAAGTTTTATCTTTTCTATGTTCAATGTTTCTGTACATAATGTTTTCGGATAAAGGTCTGTCGTAATGTACTTTTGCGTTTAGTATATTTTTTAATTTATCTCTATCTTCCTTGTTTTGTAATCTAATAACATATTTGTGATAATTATGATCTAGGCCGTTTGTTCTAGGTTGTATTGTAACATAATCTTTTAATTGTTCATCATATTGTTTTGCTATTTCTTGTCTTTTAGATTGCCATTCTTTTATTCTGTTTAATCTAAAATTTATAAATTCAGCGTTCATTAATAACATCTTTGAGTTATATCCTAACATCTCATTGTTGCCGTGTCTTCTTAATTTTTTAAATATCTCTGCTTTATCTTTATCATCTGTAAGTATAGCACCACCTCCTGCAATCCCAGCAACAACTTTGTTTGCGTTAAAACTTAATGTTGATATATCACCTATTGATCCTGCTTTAACACCATTAAGACTTGCCCCTAATGATTGAGCTGCGTCTTCTATAAATGCAATGTTTTTGTCTTTACAAAAATCTATTATCTCTTTTGTGTCTGACATATTACCAAATAGATGTGGATAAACTATTGCTTTGACTTTATCCGAATACATACGTTTTATACTATCTAATGACATATGATAAGATGATATATCAATTTCACAAAATACAGGTGTTGCACCAACCATAGATATACAAGACGCAGTAGAAATCCAAGAAAAATTAGTTGTCAATACCTCATCACCTTTTTTTATATCTAAACTTCTTAAAGTAAAATGTAATGCGTCTGTGCCATTACTACACGCCACAGCATATTTTCTACCTGTGTATTGTTTAAGTTTGTCTTCTAAAAACTCAACATTACCTTCTTGTTCTTTTTGCATTGACTTATCAAAAAGTTCTAGGTATTCGTCTTTGTGTTCTAGGTATTCTCTATCCCAACCTGTCATATATAAACTCCGCCAGTTTTTCTTGCCCTTGTTTATTAGGGTGTAAATCAATTTTTGATATTCTATCAGTAGTATTGTCTAATACTTTATCAGATAAACTATAACCATTTAATCTTGGATCAGTTGGCCATCCTATAAAGTTATTATTAATAATTTCATAATATGGACTATTGTGTATTTGTGCCAAGTATTTTTTTTCTTCTTTCTCTTTCCATTCTTTTTCCTCTTTTGTTAATTGATGAGGTTCATTTAAAATAGGTATTTGTTTAACATAATCTCCATCAAAATCATTTGTTCTTTTAGCAATTATTTGTTGCCATAGATAACCTTTAAATAAATCTATCATTTGAAACTGTTTATAAGGTATCTTTAAATTTTCACAAACCATCTGAAGACTATAATAATATCTTAATGATCTATCTATCCAGTAATGCATACAACCTTTTGAATCATACATATCATTTGTCCATTTAATCTTTTGAGCCATATCATTCTTATATGTCCATTTCTTATCTTTTAAATAAAAACTTTCTGTCTGATAGTCACGTCTAGGTGCTGTACTCCAAGCTGCGATAATTAAACCTATTTTAGAGTGATCAATAGTTTGTAATTTATCAATTATATTACTATAGATATATTCTTGTCCTGCACCCGACTCACTTAAATTTATAAGTTCCATATCTAACTTTTTTGCTATTATCTGTGGCCATTTAGGCCAACTGACATCTAATTCGGGATGATGTATGGATGTCCATCTTTCTTTTGAATAACTACAACCTGCTACTAATAATATTTTTTTCATGTTTTAGTCCAATAGATTTCCA